TCTACTAGCCATAAAGTTGGTAAAGAAAACTGTTAGCAACAAAGGCACCAAAAAACTATCTGCGGCTACTGCTGCGGCAGCTGATGCTTCATACGGAGCTGCCCGTCGATCAATGCTGGAATATGTCGATGAAACTGGGGAATCGTTAGGTGTTGTACCTAATATTTTACTTGTTCCACCAGCACTAGAAGCAGAAGCAAAACGCCTAATTAACAATGAAAAATTGGGTGATGGAAGTGAAAATCCATATCGTGGCACTGCCAAAATTGTTGTTTCAGGCCGTATTAAGGACTCAAATCAATGGTTTTTATTGGATACCACTAAACCAGTCAAGCCTTTCATTTATCAAAAACGTAAAGCCGCTCAGTTAGTACGATCAACAAGCCCAGACAGTAATAACGTCTTTATGGAAGGTGTTTATTACTTTGGTGCTGAAGCACGTGGTAACTCAGGTTATGGCTTCTGGCAACTGGCCTATGGATCAACTGGCGCTCAAGCATAAGGTGATATGAAATGTATGCAACGGCAGACGCGATGATTGAAAAGTTCGGTGAGCGTGAACTTATTCAGCTTACTGATAATGAAGCTCCATATCAGGATGTCATTAATTACGACAAGCTGAATAAGGCTTTACAGCACGCTAACTCTCAAATTGAGGGCTATCTTGTTAGTCGCTATAAGCTGCCGTTGCAAACAGTTCCGCCATTTTTGGAATCCATTGCATGTGACATGGCTCGATACCATGCCTGTACTGGAGCATTTTCTGAGAATGATCCTATCCGTACACGTTATGACGATGCGATTAAAACCCTAAAGGAGATCGCAAAAGGTAACGTCAGTCTTGGTAACGCCCCAGCGGGTGATTCTGAGCCTGTTAAAACATCATCTAACAATGTGATGTTTCAAGTCGGACGCAATGATTTTGGAGGTCGTGGATGGTAAATCTTGATCTCGGTATTGTTGTGCAAGGCATGAAAGATGTCATGGCAAAGCAGATTGAAACTAAGGTGTGGCCGTGGGTTCGTGAAATCAAAACCTATGGTGGTGAATTCGATGATGAAACTTTAGCTTTTATCGATACATTCCCTGCGATCTGGGTGACTTTCCAAGGATCAGGTGCACCTCGCAAAATTAGTGCGAACAAAACTGTTTATCCCGTTAATTTAGTTGTTTTGGTTGGTGCTCGTTCAGTCCGCAACGAAGAAGCTCAACGCTTAGGCGGTGGTCGTGACATCGGAACCTTTAAGATGTTAAGCCTCGTTCAAAACTTGCTTATTGGCAATGATTTATCAAGTGTCAAAGTAAAAGGTTTAGACCCATTAGAGCTGGGCCGAACCAGAACAATTTTTAATACAACAACACGCAAACAATCTGTGAGCGTGCTTTCCCAAGAATTTCATACCCAATACACCATCACGGCCTCTGACAGAGACCGTGAAGAAGCTGAGACTGTTGAAGATCTGCTGGGTATTCAAGTCGATTATTACTTTCAACCAGACGACGGCATTGTTGATGCCTCGGATCGTGTTGAGTTTCAGGAAAATTAAGCTATGTCTATTTCTGCAAATATTAAAGTTCCAGACGTATACACCAGCGTCAATATCAATACTCAGCGGACGGGTTTACCCCTAAACGATCAGCGAGTTTTATTTGTGACGCTGGACGTATTGTCTGAGCAGTTTAAGCCTGTTGATGTCTATGACAAAGCAGATGCTGATGCCAAGTTTGGAGCTAACTCTCAAGCTGGGCGAATGATTACAGCTGCTGTGAAAACTAATCGTACAGTTAGCGTGCAAGCTGTTGCTCTTGCAGTCGAAGATGTTCAAACACAAGCTGCTCTTCAAACTGAAAGCGGTTCTGCGCTTCAGACTGAAGGTGGCGCTTTGATTGAACCGGAGTAAAGTATGGCTCAACAAACAATCGTTATTGAAGTACCTGGCACTCCGATTAGTGAGCTTGAACAAACTTCAAGTGTTTCCCTCTTTGATGTGTTGCCAGTGGTTCAAGATGGTGAAACAAAGAAAGCTCCATTAGAGCAAGTGTCTGATCTTGTTAAAGCTGGATTGGGTTCTGCTGCATTAAAAAATGAGGAAGATTTTGCAACACCAGATACTGTTTTATCAGTAGCACAAGCGAGTCAGTTGCGTGATGATGCACAGAATGAACGTATTGATGAGGTTGAGTTTAAAACGACTCTAGCTCAGAGTGGCTATGAAGCTTCATTTGATAGTTATGCCGCAATGCTTGCTTATACACCTTCAAAGCCTAATGTTTCTGTCCGTGTGAATGCTGATCCAGATTCAACAAAAGTTGGTACATATACATGGACTGGTACAGAGTATAAAAAAGGTACTGATTTACTAGCAGTTGCAAATCAAAATGCAATTGAATTAGTTGAATCAAAAAAAGATGCAGCTGATGGATTCGTAACTACTCTATCTTTTAATCTGGGTAAAGGTTTGCCTCAAGATGTGACGGATTCCGTCGAAAAAATCAACGGGCTTGTTTATAACTATAATGGCTCAGTTGAAAGTACAACGGCAACAGCTTGGGATGCTTTCTTTATTCCAGTTAAAGCTGGTGATGTGGTTGACGTTTCGGGTTGGTACGGCTCGGGCGGTACGGAGCTACAGGGTTTACTACTACAGTTTGATGCAAATAAGACTTTCATTGGTTCTTTATTTAATTTGGCATCTGTCGGTACTGTTAAACCATATACCCGTATTGCAACTGCAACTCACGATGGCTTTATTTATATGCGTCATCGCAAAGATGCTGGTCCTGCAAAAATCCTTTTAACTGCTCAATCAAATGGTTATGCAGTTAAAGAAGATATTGATGCTGTATTATTGAATAATGAACAGGATGTTACTCATAAATACAGACCAGCTGGTTATTTCGTAATAAATCCCGATCATTCTATCGCTTATTCAAACAACTGGCTTGCATTCTATATCCCTGTTAAAGCAGGTGATGTAGTGCGATTGACTGGGAAACTTGGGAACGCAACATCAACTGATCCTGTGCCTCATCTGGGTCAAACTGATGCTAATAAGAATCTTGTCGATTTCGTAGGTTGGTCAGAAAATCGGACACGATATACAGGAACTGTGGTTGGTACTGCAACACAAGATGGTTTCATGTATGTACGTGTTTTTTATACCATCGGTGTTGATGACTATAAAATTGAACTATTACCCAAAAATCGTCAACTCAATAACAAAAGTTTAAAGCGTTTTGCTACAGCTGAAGAAGTTCGTGAATTACGTGACGCACTGAATGCGACTGGTAAATTAAATATTATCGATGAATGTTTTATCTTTCCTGACCGCATTATGAAACCTGATGGACAAGTTCTTACTGCGTCATCTTATGGAATTGTATATGCTGCATTTGCTCCAGTTAAAGCCGGGGATGTAATTCAATTAAATGCACGTATGGGTTCAGGATCTGCTGAAACAATTGCATATATTAACCAGCTAGATGAAAACTTAAATTTCATTTCAAATTTAAATTCATACGTATCAACTGGGTCAAATGTCATTGTTGCTGGTGAGGCTGTTGTAACAGCTACTCATGATGGCTTTTTATATCTTCGAATTGACTTGCGAAGTCCGTATGCAATTTATCGATTAACTGATGCTAAGAGCCAAGTTGTTGACACAAGCTCTTCAGTAGTTACTACAGCGATTCTTGAGAAATTGCCTGTACGCGCCGACAATCGCAATGGTTATAACTTTGCACCATTCTCACAAAACACAATCATTTCTCAAGATAATAAGCAGTATGTGATTGTTGTAGATGAAAATCGGAATCCGATTATTCTACAACGTGATGTTGGTGATTTAAGCTGGAATACATTTAATTTAGGTACGTTGGAAGGAAATCCATTTGCTGTACCAAATGCATTAGATGGTCATAATAACTATGCTGTAACTGTGACAAAAGATGGTTACATCATTGTCACAGGTAATCACCATGGTCATCCATGCCGCGCCACAATCACTACAAATCCACATGATATTTCAACATGGCGTCAAATTAAATATACGCTATCAAATGCTGTCACTTATCCTCGTTTTGTGCGATATCACGATGGGACGACCCTAGCTTTCTGGCGTGAAGGTGCTAGTGGTAATGGCGCTTACTACACTTGTACATTTAAT